GTTGGCACTGGACGAGTGCGACATAGACACCGTGCGCAAACGGATTAACTTCAACTGTGAGAGTATTAAATGGTATGAATCAGACCTTGGGGTACAGAGTCACACGGCGCTACTGGACTTGGCAGAGGAGTGGGCTGACCATCCATCCAATGCTGAAGACCTGATAAAGAACATCGCATCAAGCGGTCGTGCCATCGGGTATGCGTTCATTCGTATGGGTGAGGAAGATGATGACGTTGAACACAGACAGGGAGGGGAGTACGAACTGGACTGGGTTGGAGTGAGGAGAGAAATCATTACCGATTGGCTGTAGAAAATACCTGAGTAAAAGGCTTGACACATATGTCAAGTTCTGTTATACTTATGACTGGTGGGAAGAGTTCTTTAACTCGAACACTATTTAGCGTACCACGTACACGTGGAATTTATTATTGGTAAGTTTACTGGAGAAAGCATCATGAATATGGAATTACAGCAACCTGAGAATTTAATCTCATTGGCGACATCAGCGGTTCTCGTGAGCGTGGATGTCAATGTATGGTCGGCGACCAAGCAAGACCGTGGCATCAGCAATGAAGTCACAGCAAGCAAACACGCAGTGCAGAGTGCAGGGCGTTATGTCAAGAATCTCTTGGCTGACCATCCCAAGCACAAGGCGTTGGTCAACTATCGGCAGACTATCTATAACTGGGTCAAGCGGCGCACCTATCGGTGGAACAACAGCCAAGACCTCTTGCCGAGCATTGACGTACCCAAGTTCAAGCAGGAGTATCACGAGCATGAGGCGGCGTTCAGAAGTCTATTGGTTGAATTCCTAGCCGACTACGACAACATCGTGAGCGACATGGCGTTCAAGCAAGGTGGCATGGGCGATATGTTCAACCGCAACGACTACCCCGACAAGGCAGAACTGGCATCTAAATTTGGCGTTCGTCTTTATGTAGCAGAAGTGCCAACCAACGATTTCCGTTGCAACATCGCTAAGGACATCGCTGATGATTTGTTTGAGTCATACAAGAGTCAAGCCGAGGAAATAGTAGCCCACGTGATGGTGGAACAGCAAACAAGGTTCGTGGACGTTATGAAATCCATCAGCCATTGTTGCGGTGTAGAGGAGACAGGCGTTGACGACAACACAGGAGAAACCAAGACCAAGAAGCGCAAGATATACGACACGACCATACAGAAAGCCAAGGAGATGTGCGAGACATTCAAGGGGTTCAATCTCAGTGGTAGCGAAGAGCTAGAAGAGGCTCGAGCATCATTGGAGAAAGCCCTAGACGGTGTAGACGCAACAGCGATTCGTGAAAGCGATGCCATCCGTTCAGCAGTGAAGGATGATGTGGACAGTATCTTGTCCAAGTTCGGCAGTTTCCAATGCGTCTAAGCACCCGCCAAGACGTACCAATCAGTTCATCAATAGTAAAGAAAGTTTAATATCATGTCTAAAGTTCAGTTTGTAAACACAGTGTCCATCAACGAATTGCGTAAAGTGATTCCCCTAATAGGTACAGAACTCACGCCTGTCATACAGAGCGAACCCGGTTGTGGCAAGACCTCCCTGCTAACTATGATAGCCGCAGACAACGGCGACAAGTGGCGCAGCCCGAAGGATGGCACAGGCATTGACGGTGACAAGTACGACTATGTGTATGTGGATTGTCCAGTGAAGGATATGTCAGACATTGGTATGACTATTCCCAACCATGCGTCCAAGACCCTTGAGTATTACGTGTCCGAGTTGTTCGCCTTGAACACAGGCAAGCCCAAGGTCATCTTGCTTGACGAGTTCATGAAGTCACCGAAGTTGCTGCAAGTAATCTTTACCCGACTCATGCTAGAGCGGATGGTAGGTGATGTGGCACTACCCGAGAAGGATGGCTTGAAGTCCGTGGTGTTTGCGACATCTAACAATGCGAGCGATGGCGTGGGCGATTCGATGCTTGCCCATGCGGGTAATCGTGTATGCGTGATGCGTATGGCAAAGCCAACGGTGGATGAGTGGTTGCAGTGGGCAGGTGAGAACGGTATCTCTCGTGTGATTCGTGCGGGTGTATCGATGTTCCCTCGTTGCATGAAGTCATACACGGAAGGCGACCAAGCAGACAACCCATACATCTTCAAACCATCAATGACGAGTCTCTCATTCGTCAGCCCTCGTTCCTTGGCGAAGTGCGATGTGATTGTCAAGAACCGTGATGAGATTGGTGAGAACGCAACACGAGTTGCACTGGCGGGTACGGTGGGTGCGTCCTTTGCGGGTGACTTGGCTGCATTCCTAACGCTAGAGAAATCATTGGTTGATGTCAAGACTATCTGCAAGGACCCCGATGGTGTTGAGTTACCCAAAGACATCAGCGCCCAGTTGATGATTATGTTTCAGGCAGTAGATACATTGGCGACACAGGATGAACTGACCAAGTTCATGACGTTCGTTGAGCGTATCCCATCGTCCGAAGTACAGGGTGTGTTCTTCACCATGATGATGCGTAATGCCAAATCAATTCGCTTGGCGCGTAACAACGTGAAGATTGCTGAGTGGGCTAAGAACAACCACGAGTTGTTCTGATTTAAGTACCACGGTGACGTGGGATTCTATTTAACCAAGGAGAAAGCAAATGACTAAAGAAAGACAAGAGACACGCGTCAAGCGTGGGCATATCGCATTGATGAAGCACGCCGAGACTGCGCTGTACTCGGGCGTAATGCTCATGGGTACGACTGCTGTCGAGGATGGGATTTCTACGGCATACACCGATGGGGTCAACAAGAAGTATGGGCGGCAGTTCCTCGAGGGTATCACTGAAGAACCCAAGGTGCGTGGGCTCATCCTCCATGAGAATCTCCATGTAGCTTTGAAGCAGGTGATGTATGGCAAGGCGATGTTCAAGGAGAGTCCAAAGATGGCAAACCTAGCTGCTGACTTTGTTGTCAACGACATCATTGTGAATATCACTGGGACTATCGGCGGCTCGACTGAGCGAGTAGTTCAGTTGCCCGATGGTGGGGTGTATGACGAGATGTTTCATAACTGGAGCATGAGGGAAGTGTTTAACTATCTAAAGAAGAACGCCAAGCCCAAGGACAAACCAAAGGGCAAGGGCGGTCAGAAGGGCGGGCAAAGTAACGAACCACCCGAGGGTGGGAAGCAAGATAGCGATGGTGACGATGGTACTGAGTGGGAATCGGTAGAAGTCAACGGCAAGACCTATGACCTTTCTAACTCAGACGAACATGACTTTGACCTGAGCGATGTATCGCATGAGCAGTTGAAGGACATGAACGATGCGATTGACAGAGCGTTGCGTGAGGGCGGGATGTTGGCAGGGCGCATGGGTGCGAAGATGCCACGTGCTATCTCTGACTTGCTCGAACCTAAGATTGATTGGAAGGAAGTACTACGCGAGTTTGTTTCTTCAACCATGAAAGGCAAAGATGAGTTCACATGGCGGCGTATGAACAAGCGTCAGATGGCTAATGATATCTACCTGCCAAGCATGGAGAACGAGACGATTGGTGAAATCATTGTGGCTATCGATACCTCGGGCTCGATTGGCTCTGCTGAGATTACTGAGTTCGCTACGGAACTGGTTTCAATCTGTGACGTTGTGCAACCTGACAAGGTGCGGGTTCTTTGGTGGGACACCGAAGTGCATGGTGAGCAAGTCTTTGAGGAGAACTACACCGACATTGCCAAACTACTAAAGCCACTGGGCGGCGGTGGAACTAACGTGTCATGTGTCAGTGAGTACGTAAATAAGCAAAACCTGCAAGCCGAATGTGTGTTGGTGTTCACCGATGGGTATCTTGAGAGTGACATCAAGTGGAATATCAACAGCCCAACGCTATGGATGATTACCCGTAACCGACACTTCGATGCCCCAACAGGTAAGAAAGTTGTGATTGACCGTGACTGAAGCTGAATACTTCAAGCAGTGCCACTTTGATAACCTAATAGCAAGGAGTGAATTTATGGTTGAACTAGATTTAATCGCAACCAATCGACACCGTATGGCTAGAGAGATAGCACAGGAGTTGATAGACCAACAGCGAGGATGGACAGGCAACGACCCATATGTTTATGCACTGAGGAAACTAGCAAACAACACACAGCAACCCCAGTTATGGCGCGATGTGTTGTCATATTTGGATGAACTTGAACTCACTAAAGGAGATTGATATGTATGGATTGAAATACGCACGGCTGATGAACATTACAAAGACCGTAGCACCGTACCGTGGCAACGTAAATAGGTTTCCTATCGGACACCGTAGACACAACACCAAATACTTTCTTGTGCGAGAGGAGAACCACGAGAGGGTCTTTGACATCGTTATCGGCACAAATTGGTCTAGCAAAGAATTCACCAAGGAAGAGTACGAGGCGTTAGTTGATTCAGAGAAGGAACTCGTTCGGACGTATCCAGCGTATGACGGAAGCGGGGTAGTGCCTGATAAGTTCACGTACTTTAGGTACTACACGACACCCCACATCATTGGCGTGGTGCGTCCTGACAATACCTTTGAGTTCACTACCGACAAGATGCACCAAGGCGTTCGCGTGGTGCTGAGTGGGTACTCACAGGGGTGGTTACATAGCGACTCACGCAGGGGTGGGATTGTATATAAAGAGCGGCACGGCTTGTTTCATCCGATATACAAAGGTATGCGTGTGAACTGTGAATCTATGACGCCAACCGTACCGTATGTGGTGCAGAGCAGATACGTTGACCGCAAAGTAGGCAAGGAACTACTCGCGGGGTATGCGGATATGTTCAAGACGACTGAGGTGATGCTCAAGGCTATGGAGTGGAAGACTTTTGTAGACACCATGAAGGAAGTCGTAGATGAACACTTTGAAGGACGTAGGTTGACAATGAATTGGAATGATAGTGGTGGACGAATTAAAAACGATGAGTACCTAGACCTAGCCAAAGAGTTGACAAACACAGCACCGCTTGATGCGTTCATGATGTTCACTCTAGCGTTTGACGTTGACCGTATGAGTTGGAATATACAGCAGGATAGCAGCCGTAGTTGGGCTGACACAGAACTACCACAGTTGTTCATGGCAGTCAAGCGTAGGTTCAGTAAGGAGATGTACAAGAAGACTCCTGATGTGTTCACTGACCATCCGCAGGTGATGGGCAGAAAGTACCCTGCGAACGAGTGGGGAGTAAGAGTTGAAGTGAATGGTAAAGAAGTGGAGCAATACTCATGAGCCAAGAAATTACGGTAGAGAAGCGTGATGTATATGGACAAACAAAGTATTACCCCAAGTGTAATAACGCAAAACTGTTCGCAGCAATAGCGGGTACGAAGACGCTTACTGAGCAAACAATCATAAGCACCGTAGCGTTGGGTTACAAAGTAAACATTGTGTCTAGTGTTGATAAATTTTTAGGAGAAATAGCATGACAGTAGAAAGATACTTCCTTGATGGGTACAGAGACGAAGCCCTTTACGATGAGTTGAAAGCCTCAGATACGTTCCCACTGGTGCGTGAACTCGAATTTAAGTATGGGCTGAAAGTATTCCGCAAGATAACAACACGCACAGTACAGACCTACGACCAAGTACCTGCATGGATGATGTGCCATAAGAATGGTTTGGCTGTTGGTGTGGCGTACACCCACAACAAAGGAGGCAAGGACGCAGACCAACTAGAGTATTGTTTCCAGACACCATACTTTAGTAAGGAGCGTGGCAAGTCTACTTCTGATAAGGAGACTATGCGTAGTGCAAAAGTATCAGCACTCATGGCTGCGGTAAAACGCTACCATGTAATCCCTACCGCACAAGGATTAATGGATAGAAAACTTGGCAGCTTTAGGTCTGCTAAGACTATCTTAAACCGAGGGCTAGGCGATACTAATAAACGCAATGATTTCACTGCGGAGGAAGTGCAAGTACTTTTAGCTAACTTACTAGGTAGAAACACTGATGGTAATTTCTTAGGAACACTACAAAATAAATGTATAGAAACGCTTGACAAATACGAAGAAGCCGATAGACTGATGCAGTTAAAAGTTGATGAAGCTAATCGCTTGTTCACTAACCCATTCTATGTAGTGGGCGTTGATGAGTTTGGTGACTTCATTATTGGTGCGTACAAAGCAACAGACAAAACACAAGAGGACTATGAAGCCGTTATACCGCTTATGCGTTACCGCACTTACCAAGAAGTGCCTGACCTTATCCCTATCATGACTATGATAAAACTAGCGTATGAAAATGCAGGTGAGTCAATCAAAGGTGGTTGCTTACCGCTTATTGATAAGTACAACGAGTCGCTTGATACGGTGTTCTTTTATGACAGGGGCGTTGACAGATACAACCAAACTTTTATGGTAACCCCATGCCCCATCTGATTGGACATCTAAGCCCAGTCGTTCACCCAAAGAAGTGGGACTTAATACGTGTGCCTTGTCGCAAGATAACTGGCATCTATATAGTGTACGTGGCTGATGGGTTCCATCGTATGTACACCGAAGAAACTTTGCCTGATGAGTTGAAGGCGAAGTTCGCAATGATTCTTGCTTGTGGGAATCAGACTATGTTAGTAGAGCCTGAGAGCAGACTACAGAAGATGACGGTTTACGTTAATACACAATCACCCGAACTTGATGAGATTGGGTGGCGCGTATCGGAAACATATTTCTGCCTAGTCTTGGACAGGCTAACTTTGAGTTCACTGAAGGGTGGGACGCTAAATGAAGATGAAGCAAGCATTCAGCTTTGAGAAAGATTTTGTTGTTAGGGGATGGATAGACGAAGAAGAACTTGAAGGAGGTTCACCCCCTAACCCCGCACACTTTTGGCGAACAAGAATGATGTGGGTACGCATTGAAGATATGGACTTTGAACACCTTGAGAACACAGTTAATCTCTTCAGTAAAGAAGGTACGAAGATTGACCCCTCAAGGCAGGATGCGTTCGAGAACGTAATGCTTACCTACCTCAGAAAGAAATTAGCAATGGATGAAATGATTGAAAGGACACAACATGACATACTCTAAAGAACAGCTTGACGACATGGTTGAAGAAGAAACGCCTACCATATTTGAACGGCTGTGGGATGGCTTCCTCGACTTGATGACCTTAGTGGGCATGATAGCAACCGTCTGCTTTATTGCAGGGTACGTCATCGTCAACCAACCATCGAGCGTGGTGCAGTGCGAACCAACCAAGACAGTCTTAACAAAGAGCATATTCAAATGAACGATATACCAGCATTCCCAAGACCCTCCAGCGGAGTAGACCAATATGCCCAAACAGGCATGACCCTGCGTGATTACTTTGCAGCTAAAGCTATGCAGAGTTTGACTACGCAGTATCGTGCGATGTTTATGGACAACACGCTTGAGGACTGGGAAGAAGAAGCTGTCCCTGCTCTAGCAGTGGAAGCCTATTTATGGGCAGACGAAATGATGAAAGCAAGAGGAGAAACAAAATGACATTCCAAGAACAAATTGAGGCACTGCCCGAAGCGGAGCGGACTAAATTCTTTAGAGGACTTATGGCGGTAGCCGAAGCAGGACGACAGGTAGGTGTACCGCCCGAAGAGTTAGCCAAGATGTACGCCAACACATACAACGAAGTGGAGAAGAACGCATGAAAGACGAAGACGATGACATCCAAGTTTACCAACGCCCTTGGGTGGGGCTGACGTTTGCAGAAATATGCGATGCCGAAGTGGTTGCAACGGATGAATTTAATAATTTCTCAGAACTGAAATTCGCCCGCGCCATAGAAGCCAAACTCAAGGAGAAGAACACATGATACCGATAGCATGGTACGACCCAACTAACGGCGCGGTCAGTATAGACAAAGACAGCCCTTTGTTTACACCGCTTGGTCAGGTTTTGCCTTTGTATCCAGAGCGTGAGTGGGTAGGGCTGACTCAGGCGCAATTCTTGGAAGCCACACGGCTTGCTGAGAATGGTAATTATTTAGTTGCATTTGTTCGCATCCAAGATTGGCTAAAGGAACAGAACACATGAAAGGTAACGGCTACGAAAATCACTATCGTTCCATAGCTCCCCCAAAGGAAGGTCTGCGGGTTCAAGGGTCAAACTTAACCAAGCTTGCAAGAAACAAATCAAAGTTATCGTTTAACTGCGACCACTGCGGTTTGGCATACGAGACGTATGCTTGTTGGGCAAAGCGTTACTCAAATCACTACTGTTCGAGGGCTTGCGCTAGCGCGGCAAAGGTCATTAGATTCCCAAAAGATTGCGTGATATGCGGAACTGAGATGCTGATAACGCCATCAAATTACCCAAAGGTGTTTACTTGCTCAACGCCTTGTATGCGCAGGAAGCGGGTAACAAACAACGTCGGCATACGTACTTCTCCTGATTACATGGCTATCGCTAAACGTCTAAAAAAAGACGCATTATGCAAGTCATGCGGAACAACCAACGGCCCGTGGGCAGTACGAGGGGTCAGATTGTGGGTTGAAGATGGTCTTGCTTGCGCGGATGGTAGCGAAGCTTATTTGGTGTGTAGGCACTGCCACCTAAAGTCAGTGGCTCCCCTATCAACTGCTTCAGCTTACATGTCAGATCGGTTTAAATACTACAAGGAGAAGAACGCATGAAACTAGCAGCAGGTAACCCGAACCTAATGAAGAAGATAGAACCCCTAGCGCAGCCGCGCACTTTCAATCACATGAAAGATGGGCAAATATATACACCGCCGAAGCCCGAGCCTATTCGTGCCGGTGCGATGGACGCGTTCAAACTTCCGAGCCGTGGGTATAAAACCTAAAGGAACATCATGCTTACACAATACCAACAAACAAGGTTGAAAGACTTAGTGCGCCCGAAGATGGGCGGGGCTTATCAGGGGACGGTAAACATCAGACTTAACGAGTTTATAGATAACTTACGCACACAGTACCCTGAACATTTCCACGAGAGTACTGACTCATTACGCAAGCGGGTATTTTTTGACGAGCCAGTGCGATTAGCTGGACATTCAGGATTACCTATGGCGGGTTTTATCCGACCGATTAAGGGGTGGCGCAATGAGTGTATCTAAGCATCCACTGATACGTAGATTGCTACATCAGTACCACGATGGACTTACCTCTATTGAGATATCTGAGCGACTCGAACTGAAACCTGACTCCGTCAGGAACGCTTTGGGGGAGATGCCTGATACATACATTGATAGGTGGACTCCAGTATCCAATGAGCCGCCCCATGCAGTGTGGTGCGCTGTTGTACCGCCCGAAGATTGCCCTAGACCAAAAAAGAAAGTAAAGAAAGTAAAGCCATGACGCCCGAAGGAAAAGTTAAAGAGGCTATTAAGAAGATTCTTAAAGCACACGATGCCTACTTCACCATGCCCATTGGCACGGGTTTTGGGAGCGCAGGTGTACCTGACTTTGTTATCTGCCATAAGGGAGTATTCATTGGTGTGGAGGCTAAGTCAGGCACAAACAAGCCTACCGCGCTACAACTCGAACACATAGACAGGATTCGTAAGCGAGGGGGTCACGCATTCGTGGTTAATGAAGATAACTACGGTGAACTAAATGAATTGTTAAGGGGGCTTGAATGACCGATGAAGAAGACCAAAGTAATAGGCGTGATTTACACGCAGGATTTGCCATGATTGGATTGATTATGAGGGGACAAGACCCTTTTAAGATTCCAGCTATGGCTTATGAACTTGCAGACTTAATGCAAGACGCGCGGGAGCAGCATAGGGCTGAATCCGCAACAGTGAAACGCCAAACCAAAAAGGAGAAGGCAAATGAGTAAAGAGAGTAACTTAACACGTGTGAAAAAGGCTTTGATTAAATCGCCAAACATCACAGCGGACGTAATCGCCAGTCAAGTTGGTGTGTCTAAGGTGTACGCATATAACCTATTGTCAAACGCACGTAAAAAGTTGGGTATGAATAAGCAACGTGATGGGACATGGAAGTTCAAAATACGTTTGCAGGGTAGCCGCCCCGAAAGTTTTGAGACCGTATCTGTAACTACTAGCGGACAATCAATCTTAGCTGGCGGCCCGACAGAGGCAGAACTAAACGCTACCGACAACATCAACCCTGCCCACTATAAGGTAGGCGGTATCGAGACTATTGACTTCATTGAAGCCAAGCTGACAGCAGAAGAGTACCGTGGCTACCTACGTGGGAATGTACTTAAATATACGTCACGTGCCGACCACAAAGGCGACCGCTTGGAGAACCTCAAGAAAGCACAGTGGTATCTCAACCGCGAGATTGAAAAGTCAGGTAAGTAAAACTTCAAGATAGCGTTCCATTACCACGTGGGACGCTATCTTGATACCAGTTCTTTAATTTTTGGAGATTAGGCAATGCAAATAGGAACAGAAATTTTGATTGAGCGCATGAACACTCACCCCGAAGAGTTTGAGAATGGTGTGCTTTCCAAATGGGCAAGAATAATGGAATTGACCGAGTGTTTACCCAACGAAGACAAGGCAGCTATTAAAGATGCTTACAACAAAGCAAAGATGGATTTCTTCAATGGAGAAGTTCTTGCAACATTAGCGGGCGAACGCGAACTGTTAAAGGTAACAGAGGGTACTAATACTGGTAGGCTTACAGGCAATACTCTTAACACAGGATGGTTAGACGAACATCCGCAGAACAAAGCGGAGTATGCCGCGCAACAACAAATGGCGATGAGTGACAGGGCGAGGAACGCCATGCAAAACCCCTATCCAAGCGGCGGCTTAGTAGGCAAAGGCAACGGCATTTGGAGTGCATTGTTTTGAATCTAATCACACTCGATTTTGAGTCGTACTACGATGGTAAGAAACGACTCGGCTTTAAGACGCAGACAACGGAAGAGTACGTTCGGGACTCGCGTTTTGAAGTCATAGGCGTTGGAGTAAAGGTCAATGACGGCGCGGAGACGTGGTTCTCGGGTTCCGCTAAGGAAATCTCTGACCACCTTAACTCCTATGACTGGGCGGGATCGGCGCTTCTCTGTCATAACACGCTGTTCGATGGATGTATTCTTAGCTGGCGGTTCGGTATCAAACCCGCGTACCTGCTTGACACCTTGAGCATGGCTAGGGCAATACACGGCGTCGAGGCTGGCGGTTCGCTTGCCAAGTTAGCCGAGCGTTACAACCTTGGTAAGAAGGGCGATGAAGTAGTTGCCGCTGAAGGCAAACGCCTCAAAGATTTCGCCCCTGATGAGTTAGCGAAGTACGGCGAGTATTGCAAGAATGACGTAGACCTTACCTTTAAGTTGTTCCAAGAATTGTCGAGCGAGTTCCCGCAAGCCGAACTTGACCTGATTGACATGACCCTGCGTATGTTCACCGAGCCTGTCTTTGAGGTTGACGATGCGCTGTTGATTGAACGACTAGAGGAAGTGCAGCAAGAGAAGCAAGGCGTACTGCGCGGCTTGATGGGGCGGATGGAGTGCGACACTGAGGAAGCAGTGCGTAAGAAACTCGCTAGTAACAAGCAGTTCGCTGCGGTGCTGGAGGAGAACGGCGTCAAATGCCCAATGAAACCAAGCAAAACTACAGGGAAGCAAACCTATGCACTGGCTAAGAACGATGAGGGCTTTTTGGCGCTTACTGAGCATGAAGACCCGTACATACAGCAGCTATGCTCTGTTCGACTGGGTACCAAATCCACTATCGAAGAGTCACGAGTCCAAAGATTCATTGACATCGGAAAGCGCAACAAGGGGCGGCTACCGATACCTCTCAAATACTACGGTGCGCACACAGGGCGTTGGGCAGGGATGGATAAAGTCAACTTCCAAAACCTCCCTAGTCGAGATAAAAAGAAAAAGGCTCTCAAGAACTCGGTGGTTGCGCCCGATGGTTACGTTGTCATCAACTGCGACTCGTCTCAGATTGAAGCGCGTATCCTCGTTTGGCTGGCAGGACAGAATGATGTTATCGAGCAGTTTCGCAAGGGCGAGGATGTCTACTCAGTATTTGCAACCAAAATATATGATCGCCCCATCAGTAAAGCAAACCCAGTCGAACGATTCGTAGGCAAGACCTGCATCTTGGGGCTAGGCTACGGTACTGGCGCAATAAAACTTCAGCACACGCTCAAGACAAGCCCGCCGGGAGCTATCGTTACTGAGGACGAAGCTAAAGAGTTTGTTAATACATACCGTGACAGCAACGATAAGGTGATTGACCTTTGGAAAGATGGTGACAAAGCAATCAAAGACCTAGCAAACTGGGGCAAGACCAAGCCATTTTGGTATGGGAAGAACAAGTGCCTGATGGTAACGAAGGAAGGCATACGGTTGCCCAACGGTTTGTATATACGATACCCCGACCTCAAACTAGACACTGAAGAATCTAAAAGCCAATACATATACGCTTCTCGTAAGGGCCCTGTAAGTCTGTGGGGTGGTGCGCTGGTAGAGAACGTGGTGCAAGCCTTGGCGCGAATTGTTGTTGGGCAGCAGATGATCGAGATACATAAACGCTACCCTGTTAAGCTGACCGTCCATGATGCGGCGGTTGTCGTAGTCAGGGAAGAGGAGCAAACTGAGGCTCTTGCATATATCGTCGAGCGCATGTCTACGCCACCTGACTGGGCTAAGGGTTTACCCGTAGCCTGTGAAGCCAATGTCGGAAAAAGCTATGGTGATTGCTAATGCGAGTCCTGTGGAAGTACATCAACACACAGACACGCGATGTTCACTTCTCGTGGGAACGCTGGAGTCATAGAGATGGTTTTTGGGAATTTAGATTGCCGCCCGAAGAAAAAAAAGTTGCACAAACGCCAAAACAAGCTGTAGAATAAGTAAAATTAAACTGGACACACAATGAGTTTCACTTGGTCATATTCGGCTCTAAAAGATTACGTGAACTGCCCTCGGCAGTACAACGAAGTCAAGATTCTGAAGAACTACGTTAAGAAGACCACGCATCAGATGACCTTTGGCACTGAGGTGCATAAGGCTTGTGAGGACTACGTTGGTGAGGGCAAGCCGCTGGTTAAGAACTATGCCCACTTCAAGCCAACACTAGACTCCCTGATGGAGATAAGCGGTACGCGATACCCCGAGTACGAGATGGCGTTGATGCCCGACTGCACACCCTGCGGTTTTTCTGAGCCAGCGCGTTGGGTGCGGGGGATAGTTGACTTGCTTATCGTGGATGGTGAAGACGCATACATTATTGACTACAAGACGGGCAGCAACAAATACCCTGACCCAAAACAGTTAAAGCTGATGGCGCTGATGACCTTTGCTCACTTCCCCGAGGTGCAGAATATCAAGGCGGGGCTGTTGTTTATAGTGCAAAATAGCTTTGTTGACGAGTCATACAAGCGAAGTCAAGTTGAGGAACTTTGGGGCCACTTCAGACCCGACCTTCAACGTATGCAGTCTTCATACGACACAGGCATATGGAACCCAAATCGAACTCCGCTTTGCGGCTGGTGTCCCGTAAAAACCTGCGAGAACTACAAGGAAAGACGATGACCTACGTAACTAAACCCCGACCATACAAAAAAGAATATGAACAGCAAAAAGCTAGAGGCGAACTCGCCAATCGAATGGAGCGCCAACGCGCTAGACGCGCTATTGACAAAACTGGAGCCGACAAAAACGGAAACGGCACGGCTGACAAACGCGAAGGAAAAGATGTTGCACACGTCAAGGCTTTATCTACAGGTGGCAAAAACGCAAACGGAGTGCGCGTAGAGAGCGCAGCTAAGAATCGTTCGTTTAAGCGAAGCGCATCAGGCGCGTTGGTATCCGAGACAAGCAAGCGCGAACGCAAAAAGTAATAACTGCCGTAAGGCATGAGTGGGCAGCGGGAGGTTTGCACTCCCTTAACCGTGTCAGTCAAACGGTGCAGGTGCTTTCTCCTTGGCACGTCGGTTTGACCGATTGACCCCCGTAAGGGGTCTTGTTAAATACAGTAAAGGATAGTTAATGAATGTAGTAGATGACACAGTAGTAAGAATGACGGTCCCATCAGCAGACCTACAATTCTTGATCGGGCACATAGACCGATGCGAAGTCCTAAAGGATGACGGAGTAAACGCAGATGTAGTCGTCTACTGGGGCGTTGAGGAAATGCAGCGTCTTGTGCGTCTCTATGGAGATGCTCCTAACCCAATGGACAAGCAGTACAGTTGGCCCGGACTCTACACCCCCTTCGCTCATCAAGTAGTTACAGCATCGTACTTAGCGCTGCGCGACAGGGCCTTCTGTTTCAACGAAGCAGGGACAGGGAAAACATCATCAGTGATATGGGCGGCAGACTACCTCATGTCGCAGAAGCTGGTCAAAAGGGTGCTGGTCATTTGCCCACTGTCCATCATGTACTCAGCATGGCAAGCCGACATTTTCAAAACAGCCATGCACAGAACCGTAGCAGTGGCCCACGGGGATGCCAACAGGCGCAAAAAGATTCTTGAGGGAGAGTACGAGTTTGTCGTAATCAACTTCGACGGTGTAGGTACAGTCCAAGAAGAAATAGGTAAATTAGGGTTTGACCTTATTGTAATTGACGAAGCTAACGCATATAAAACAGTATCGACAAAACGCTGGAAGACCTTGGCTAAGATCATCACCCCTACGACTCGCTTATGGATGCTCACAGGCACACCTGCGTCGCAGTCACCATTGGATGCGTTCGGCTTGGCGAAGCTGATAAACCCCGGAGGTGTACCCAAGTTCTTCGGGGCATGGCGCGATAAAGTAATGCTGCCGATCTCACGTTTCAAGTGGGTTCCAAAGAGCGATGCCAAGCAGCAAGTGTTTGACGCCCTGCAACCTGCCATTCGATTTGCCAAAGCCGACTGCCTAGACTTACCCGAACTGATGTACCAGACCCGCGAAGTTCCGTTGACCCCACAGGTAAAGCATTACTACAAGGAACTGAAGAACCAACTGTTTATCAAGGCGGCAGGGGAAGAGATCAGCGCAGTCAATGCGGCGGCAATGCTGTCCAAGTTGTTGCAGATATCCGGTGGCGCTATGTACACCGACACAAAAGAGGTGGTGGAGTTTGACGTATCCCCCCGCCTTAACGCGCTGATGGAAGTACTGGAGGAGACAGAACACAAGGTCATCGTGTTCGTGCCCTTCACGCATACCATCGAATTAGTATCCCGATTCTTAAACCAGCAAGGAGTAGCCAATGAAATAATTAACGGTGCCGTTTCCGCAACGGGGCGTTCAGAGATCATTAACCGATTTCAAACGCAAGAAAATCCACGAGTCTTAGTTATCCAGCCACAAGCAGCATCGCATGGGGTGACATTAACAGCCGCTAACACAGTCGTGTTTTGGTCGCCTGTTATGTCCGTGGAAACCTACTTGCAGTGCATAGCGCGTATTGATCGCGTGGGGCAGAAGAACAGCATGACAGTCGTCCACCTGCAAGGGTCGGAGGCCGAACGCAAAATCTACGCGATGCTTCAGAACAAGGTCAATTTGCACGAGGGGCTGGTCGAGTTATACAAACAGGAGATAGGAATATGATGGAAGTCGAAGAAATTGAAGACGTAAGTCTTGGTGAATTAGTCAAGATTTACTTGACAATAAGAACCGAACGTGAAAGAATTGAATCTGAGTGGAAGGCAAGGAACGGAGAGTTGCTCAATGATATGAAGGCACTCGAAGCGCAAATGCTTGACACCTGCAATACGAATAACGCTAAGAGCATCAGTACACCTTTTGGAACAGTCATGCGTAGGCTGACCGAACGCTACACCATAGCTGACGGGGACTCGTTCCGTAAATATGTAATGTTGCACGAAGCACCGGAGTTGTTTGAAGGACGTATCCATCAAGGCAACTTCAAGGAATTCATCGCTGATAGGAAAGACGAGGGTCTGCCTCCCGGTGTGAATGTAATGAGGGAATTCACGGTAGTCGTGCGTAAACCCTCCAATTAGTAAGTTTAGTAACAAAGGAAACTCAAATGAGTAATGATCTCGCAACCATGTTTAGTGGCTCAGTTATGGCTCCCATCGAGGGCTTGGATGAAGATACCCTTGCCGTAGCTGGCGGGGCGCGTCAGAACAAACGCATCTCTATTAAGGGCGGCGTGTTCCGTAAGTATGCTGGCGGTAAAGAAATCGGCAAGATTGAAGACCGCTACATGAACGTCATCTTTGTCAAGATGGCACACAAAGCATCCCGCATGTTCTACGATGCCACCTACCAAGAAGGTCAAAAAGTCAGCCCAGTTTGCTGGTCTACTGACTCCGAGAAGCCTGACGCAGATGTGAAGACACCTTGCGCTACCGCTTGCATCGACTGCTCCAAGTCCGTTAAAGGCTCAGGTCAGGGTGGTACTGGCGCAGCTTGCCGCTTGTCTTGGCGCACTGCGGTGGTTCTGCCTAATGACCCCGCTGGCGATGTGATGCAGTTGGTCCTTCCAGCTACATCGGCTTTCGGTAAAGAAGATAACGGTCGATTCCCCTTCCGTCCATACATCCAGCACTTGGCGTCGCACAACGTCAGCGCAGGGCGTGTTGTTACGAAGATGGCGTTTGACACTAACTCTCCTACACCGAAGGTTGTGTTCAGCCCTGCCGATAAGGTTTCTGATGGTGACCTGCAAATCATTGCACAGCAAGCGAAGAGCCCCGCTGCCGAAGCCGCTGTCAAGATGAACGTGTATCAGGTTGACTCCGAAGCCGCAGCCCCCGCCAATGCGCGCGAGGAAGTTGCAGAAGCAGATATGCCTACGCCCACAAAGCGTGAGTCTACTAAAACTGTAGCGTCTGAAGAGAAGGATATCTCTGACGTCGTTAAAAAATGGTCTAAAAAATAAGGATAGAAAATGCCACGGACATATAGTGAAGCTTTTTTGATTGAGTTGCACAAAGCCAAACCCACAAGGTCTGGCACTGCGTTGGCGCTCGTTTGTGTGGAGGCAAATCTCCCCGCAAAGTACGTTGCTGAAGCGTTGGATGTAACTCGCATGACGGTTTTCAGTTGGTTCCGTGGCAAATCTATTCGCCATAAAAACCTTCTTAAAGTCGAAGAATTTATGGATACCGTTGCGACAGATACCGCAGCGGGGTTACTGCCAGCACGTAGCACGGCAGCGGCTAAAAAATACATACAGGAGATGATGAGCAAGGAAATCTAACCAGTAGGGGTTCGCCCCTGCTTCCATTTACTGAGCGAGCATAGTCTCGCTCTTTTCAACTCTGGCTACATATGCTAAAACAATTTTACGAGAAAGCATTGCCTACACAGGGTGTCTATTGCATAACAAGCATTGGGACTGATAAGAAAGTCACCAACAAGTTTGCAGAGACCCTTGACGGCGTATTTGAACAAATTGAGAAGTTCAAGGCAAAGGAATTAAACACTTTCGTAGCACTTGGAACATTTGACGGGTTTAGTAGGAAAGCAGCAGATTGCTTATTTATACGGTCATTTTTTATTGACCTCGATGTAGGGGCAGAAAAAGACTACACATCCAAGGATGATGCCCATGCAGGGGTGATAAGTCTTCTTGTACAGACAGGACTGCCACAGCCAGTGTTAGTCGATTCAGGCGGCGGGATACATGCCTACTGGATTATGGATGAGGACATCCCTCGGGATGAGTGGAAGGTTTACGCAGAGAAGTTCAAGGCGCTGTGCTTAGAATATATCTCTATTGACCCTGTAGTTACTGCAGATGCCGCACGCATCATGCGAGCCCCTGAGACGCTTAACTATAAGACAAACCCGCCGTTACCTACATCGGTTATCAGCGAAGAGATTTCTGTGTACGAGTGGGCTGAGTTTAAGGAGTTCCTTGACGGGGGCAACGCGCCAGCACCAGTAGTGCAAGAGTCACAGAGCATTCTCGAGTCAGTATCCAAAGGGCTGGACGATGACACACGGGCGATGCTCAAGCTGGACAACTTCCCAAAGACCTTTGAGATTCTTGCAGACAAAAGCCTTAACGGTACTGGGTGCGCTCAGATCGCACACATCCTTACCGATGCACAAACTTTAGAAGAACCCCTGTGGTGGGCAGGTTTATCAATTGCAAAATTCTGTGACGATGGAGCCACCGCTATCCACAAAATGTCAGAAGACTATACGGGATACAACTATGAAAACACTGAAGAAAAAGCAAGTCGCTTTCCTGCTCCACGCACCTGTGAATGGTTCCTTGACAACTACCCTAAACGATGCGAAGGATGTCAACACAAAGGAAAGATTACTAGCCCCATCACCCTCGGAAAAGAATTTAGACCCGCTGCAACGACAGATAAAGCGGACCCAGTTCGGCAGAACGAGGATACCAAAACAGTTCCTGATTTCCCCGAGTTCCTGTATCCCTTCATGAGGGGTATCAACGGTGGTATCTACTACCAGCCACCAGCGAAGTACAACAAGCAGGGTGAAAAGTTAGACCAAGACCCAATTCTTATCCTGCCACACGAGTTCTTCCCTATACGCAGAATGTTTAGTAAGCATGATGGAGAGTGTCTGCTCATGCGCTTGGAGTTGCCGCTCGACCCAGTGCGTGAGATATTAGTCCCGATGAAGCATGTGTACGCCCTAGAAACTTTTAAGGCACTCATGTCCTCCAACGGTGTGTTTTCCGCTTCTGAGAAATTACCGCACCTTATGAACTATGTAATCAAGTGGGGTCAGTACATGCAGATGACTGACAAGGCTGAAATAATGCGTATGCAGATGGGCTGGACTGAAGACATGTCCGACCCTGACTGGGCTACCCGCAGCTTTGTGATCGGCAAACGAGAGGTCACCCACAAAGGCGACATCATTGACGCACCTTCTTCGCCGTTTGTAAGAGGGTTATCCAAATACTTATTACCCCACGGTACTTACGATCGTTGGCGTGAATCAACAGATTATCTAAACACGCCCGGCTTTGAGATGCATGCCTTCACCATGCTGTGCGGGTTAGGGTCTCCTTTCATGTCCTATACGTCAACTGCTGGCGTGACTGTGTGCCTTTTAGGACAGTCTGGTAGTGCCAAGACAGGCGCTATGTACGCAGGTTTGAGCGCGTGGGGTAACCCCAAGGAACTCAGCGTGTTTGAAGCTACCGACAACGGCATGACAGGGCGATACCTCGGGCTACACAACATCCCGCTAGGGATAGATGAGATTTCAAACAAGGACGCCAAGATACTTTCGCAGCTAGTACATAAGATATCCCACGGCAAGGCGAAGATTCGTATGCAGGGGTCAGTCAACGCAGAGCGCGAACACGAGATGTCTGCCTCGCTTATTGCCATCATGACTACCAACCAGTCTGCCTACAGTAAGTTTGAAGGTAT